AGCAGCCTTTAATTCCGCATTTGTCGCACCTTCATCTGCTAGGCGTTTTAAAACCACCTGCTGCCTTGTTTTGCCTAAAGCGTCAGCCTCTTGTTGCAGCGCCTTGATTCGCTTCTCTATTGCTGTCACTTCTGGCGGCTTGCCGCTTGTTGGTGTAGCTTCAACCGGTGCAGCTTTCTTTATTGCCTTATCACCATCAATCTGTGGTACGGATACGGTTAAGTCTTCTGCAAACTGCTTGAAACCCAGCAACTTTTCTTTATTCTTTTCAATCTCTTTGGTTATGCCTTCAATCTGGAAATTCCTGAACAATACAAACCTGTCGTTTTGAACTCCCTTTAATATCTGCTCTAGGTCGTATATCTCCTTCTCAAGCCTCACAATATCATCAGCAGCTATACCACCAGCAGCAGCTGCCAGTTCCTCGCCAAGCCAGCGGCTAAACTTAACACCTTCATTTGCTGCTGATGCCAAGCCTCCGGCAACTTTGGCAATACCTGATGCGAGAGTTACCATAGACTTCTGAAAACTTGGGTCTGTTACTATCTCACGCAAGTCGTCTATAGCGTCAACCAGTGGGCTTACATCTGTCCTGCCGAATGCATCCGTTGCATCGTTTGCCAGTTGCGTCATTGCATCTGATACCGTTTTGGGTATCCGCACAAATTCCGACTCGATTACCTTTGATTGATTAATAAGCGCCTTGCTAACAACCTTTGATGTTAGCTCGCCATTCTTCGCCATTTCTCGAAGCTGGCCTGTAGTCTTGCCTAGCTCATCGCCTAGCGCCTTCAATATCCTCGGTGCTTGCTCTGATATAGAGTTAAATTCTTCACCCCTTAGAACGCCAGACGCCATCGCCTGAGATAATTGAACAGCAGCCGCCGAAGCCTCCGCAGCACTTGCGCCTGATATTTTGAAAGACTGCGATATAGCCTCGGTCGTTATCATCAGGTCACGGCTGGTTAATCCTAGCTCGCCTGTTGCTCTAGCTAGCCGAGTGTAGAGCGTTACTGTGGACTCAAGTTCAGACCTTGTGCGCTGCGACATTGCCAGCAAATCACCGTAAACACCTTCAGCCTCTTTAGTGCTATCCGTCACAAGAGCAATACGCGCATTTAATAGCTGAAATGTATCAGCAGCCTTAACAACCTCACGAAATGCAAGCACACCCCCAAGGCTCGCAGCGGCACCGCGCAAACCTATAAAGCTGCTCTTTAGCTTGTCAGATGATCGGCCAAGTTTTTTGGTTTGCGTATCAGCCTTGCCGCCTGTCTTGGCGAACTTTTGAAGCTCTGCGCCTGCAATCTTGACCTCTTTAGAGTCAACCCGAATAACTAAGCTCGATACGTCAACCATTTTATTTCCCTAAATTATCAAAACCTTTCATCACCTCGGCTCTCATTGCGTCAATAGCTTTTTGTGAGCTTCCGATATAAGGGCGCTGGGCTTTGGGGCTTGTGAATTTAATCTTATTAGACTGATAGATAATCGACAGCCTATTAATCATTGAGACTGTCCACGAATCGAGCTTGACGCCTGTTGCGGTCATCCAAGCCGCAATCTCGGTATAAGTAGCGGTATTTAAACCAATATCAACCAGCGCACTTATAACGTGACCACCGCCTGTAATGTCTGGCATATCCTCAAGACTTGCCGCCGATAAAATCTCTGCTCTAGCCTTCTCACTGCCTTTAGTTTGTCCATCAGGCACAGCATGAAAATATGCCAACTGCCTGACGTACAAGTCGAGCTTTGAAGACAGCGCTAGATAAAATTAGCGCGATCCTTAATAAATGCGCCAATCTGATCTGTTAGCCACGGAGTATCGGCTAGTATTTTTTTCGCACTCTCATGCGAAAACTCTACAGGCTTGCCGTCAAACTCCATATTTTCCCAACCCATAATGCAGGCCGCATAGGTAACGCCGTTGCGCTTATCAATAACATCAATCTTATCTTTTAAATCATCATCATCCTTGTAAGTGTACTCAGATGATGCTGCGAAGACTGCGTTTCGATAAGTGGCCGACTCAGAACCCGCAACAGTGATAACCAAATCAGTTTTGGTTCCGTCGATAGGGTTAAGAATCGTCAGGCTTGCACCCGCCTCGGCTTTAGCTGCTAGATTAAAATTAGCTAAATCCATTACGGTGCCGCCACATCAATAATAGTGTTATCAAGACTAATACTAACAGTTGAGCCGATAATCGAGTCAGTATCGGCAACCTCTGTGGTATAACTAAAAATCTGACTGGTGAAATACTTAACATCGCCTGTAGGGTACTCGATTTTATGCGAGTAAACCTGATCAACATTGGCACCATCAGCACCAGCAATCAGTAGAACCTGACCCGCATCTGTTGGCGACCAACCCAGGCCCATATCGGTTGAGCCATAGTCAACTGTACCTTTACGCTTTACCACATTACGACGATCAAGCGCTTTGTGGTCTACCTGCTCAAACACTGGGCCGACAGATGGAATAGAGACCACTTCCGCTACATCCGTGAAGGTCAGAGCTTCAAAGCCTGCTTGATCATAAGTGGCAGGCAATGATGCCGACACTGAATAAGTTGTTCCTGTTCCTGTTACTACCAAACTCGCTGAAGCTGTCATAATATTGTTCCTTATTTAGATTTTAGGTTTTTTGTTTGCTTTTCGTGCTTGTGCTTTTAATAGCCTATTAGCTTTCGCCATTGTTATCCTAACCATTCCTGATGGTGCTTGCGAAGACCATCCCTCGTACTCTAGCCGCCTAATATAAGGCAGATTATTAGCGAGGTAGTAAACCTCCCCCGCGCTTTTACTAATTGCATCCTGCGCCCACCTCATAGGTTTTGTGGCGTTCTTTGCCCTTGCATCTTCAGCTATTGAAGTCGAAGGTTGGCCGATAGTTGCAAACCAGTTAGCCTTTGCTTGACCACCTGTATAACCTTCTGGGGGCGCACTTTTCCATAAATCAGGATTACCAACTGGCGTTAATTGTATAACCTGCCGTGTGATCTCGGTGTTAAACGCCCTAACCGCTTCATCAGTGTGGACGCCAGCGCCAAGCGCAAACTTCTTTATATCACTCGCGAAACTCACGCGAACAGCCTATAGCGTATTGACAAGGGTACATTATACCACGCCGCCGAATCTATAGCGGGAGATGCCCAGCTAGCCTCAACCAGAACCCTTTGATTACCGTTAGTTACTGGAATATTCACAGTAACACCCCTTGAATAAGCTGTTAATAAGCTGTTGATAATATCCCTGCTATCCTTTGTGCCCTTGCCCTTTTCAGTGTAGACGCTAACCTGATAGATTCCGCTAAAATCCTGATTATCAGAAATTGCCACACCCACGTTTGCAGTCTCAACTGGTAACAGAAACGGCATAACAAAAGGGGCTTGCAGTGCTACGTCAGAGGCGACATTTTCCCATGCGACAGTTACACCCTCAGTGGTGGCCCAATCGTTTAGGATGCCATCTAGCGCCTTTCTGACGCTCTCTGTACTCACTTTCTCAACTGACAGATATAAATAACATCCGCTCCTGTTTTACGAATTGGCTGAACACTAATTACTCTGTAAACTTTACCATCAACTAAGCAATTCCAATCAGGTAACGGCCTTTCGCCAACTCTCTCAGCAACTAGCCGCACATCTCCCGACTGTATAGCTGTCCCTGATATGTCTGCCTTTCTGTAACCTGAAGGATAGCCGTTACCGCTAACCGCTACCACTGACTCACCACTACTGCCGCCCGTTGTTGGGTCGTAAGCGCCACCAGTTTTATAGGTAAACTCTATCGGCTCACCAAACTTAACCAGCAGCTTTTTAGCCGTATCAGCTATACTCATCTCGCAGCGCTCACAGGTATAAATGCCGAGTTAAAACCACTACCAACCAAAGGCCGAAGCGCTGAAGTTATAGCTGGAGAGTAATCAGTTGCACCTGCATTATCTTGATATTCCACCTCGATAACGTCCACCTTCTCTCGCTTGATAGCTGGGCCATAGGTATCTAAAGGGTTATAACCTGAATCAATAGACAACGCTATAACAGCCTGAGCGTTGCCAACCTCTGCAGGTACAGTGCTGGAATCTACCAGCACGCCATTTATAACAGCATTCTTTCTAGGCCATTGAAGCGGCTGAGATGGGTCTGTTTTCTGACCTTTGAAGTTTTGAGCCTCTAGGTAATCCATTGCTTTAATCAAAAGCACAGACACATCAGAAACCAAGACAACACCACGCTTTGCGGCATAATCAACCATTTCAGCCTCTGACATATAGCTATCTACACCGACTACAACGCTCATTTTTTAACCTTCCGTTTTTTTGGTGGTAGTGGCTTTCGGTCTATTTTAATATCACCATTTAAAGCCTGCGACAAACCGCTATCTACTGACTGCTTAACTTTTAATACCATACTAACCTCTGGCTAGTTAATATGACCCCACAAAGCAGGGCCATACACTCAAGTTAAACCGCCTCTACATTTCAGTTTGATTCCTGAAGCAACAACTTAACACCATTCAAGCTATCTTTTTTAATCATAATTAAATTTTATTACTGCAGCACATACAGAGCCAGTTTAGGGGTCTGTAGGCGGCGCAATACTAGAGGCGTAAATGCATACCATTCCAGCCTGAGTCCGTGTCACCTCTACCGCCCCCATGTAGCCTCCATCTCCAATCTCGCTGTGCAGATAATCGTATAACTCCTGCCCTGTCCACTCGTTAGCCGTCAGGTCTCTGTAGTCATACTGCGTATCAACCAGCTCTCTAAGCGTACCAGTAAAGAAAGCGTGGCCGTCTTCACCTACTCGCCTGTAGTAAGGATGCCTGCTAAATAACGGCCCGAAAACCTCTTTGTCGCAGTCTTTGTGCAAAAACGTCCTGTAACTCACTATAGTATCCTCGAGCAATTCTTCTATGGGGTATCGCTGACAATATCGGCGGCCGTCATATTATTCATTATAAATATGGTGTTAGCTTCAGTGCCAACATCAAACAAGTACGGGAATGAATCGCCGTCCCCCATTCTCCACCAGTGCGCAGGCGCTTGTGATAGGTTAATTAAATCGTGAGGATTGCCGTTATTGTATATTAGCGAGGCATTAGAACTTTGATCGCTGTCCCATACAGCAAGTTCATCTATCTTGCAATTATTCCTAAGAGTTTGACCGTTGTTATATTTACCTATATTAAAATTCTGACCAAGAACTGAGCCGGTATAACCGAAGTTGTTGTTCGAGTTTGTATTAGACGATGTTATATCAACACCATCGA